GATTCAAGACCTGCAAGTCTTTGGTTAGCTGAGTGAATGTCTCCAGTGAGGATTTCATTTGTATACTCCTTATCGTTCATATAGTGTGCAAGCATTCTAAGTTCTAAGCCCGAAGCATCAATACCCACAAGCCTGTTGTCTTCTTTAACAGTCCAACAAGACCTACACTCTTTTCCGTAGGGAGAGGTGCTACTAGGTATTTGGGCCATGTTGGGGTGGCTATGTGTCATGCGGCCCGTCACTGCCCCGTTAGGATTAACATATCCACGCACCCTGTTGTCGGGGTCGGCTGCTTTTATCCAACTGTTTACTTGTGCTAAACGCTTTTGAAGCATTAGGTACGTAGCAATCAGTGCAGCTTCAGGTATATTCTTAACCTTAGACAGTGTACCTTCGTCAACAATTGGCTGACCAGTAGGTGTAAAGTTCTTAGGTGTCCATCCGGCCTCAACAAGATACTCACCTATCTGCTTACGAGAACCCAAGTTAAACTCTATGTGGGTCTCACGCTTGAGAGGCTTGTTGGTTTGAACCATGATGTCATACTCTTCGTCAGTAAGTCTAACACCCTTACCATCTGGGCCGTCAGCAACCTTAGCAAGCTTTCCGCTTTTGGTATACTTTGGCTTAAGAATATCTACAATAACTTTAGGCTTGAATGTTTCATGCACTTCAGATTCTGTAGCATCTAGCTTCTCTTGGAACATTGCAACAAGCAACATAGCTTTACGCATGTCTAACTCAAAACCGTTGCGGCGCTGCTCGTCTATAATCTTAGCAACTGAATGCTCAAGCTTTACTGCGGTAGGTGTGAAGCCTCGGCTCTCGACACGCAACTGCTGATATACTTTAGTGTTCAGTTCTACATCACGCTTACAATACTCTAGCATCTCAGGGCAGTACGCATCCCAAGCATCTTGGTTAGCACCGTAGTCACCCTTGTTGAACTTGAGGCGGTAGCCCCAAGACTCTAAGCCGTGACCACCCTCACGGGTAGGTTTAAACAATCTAGAAAGTACCAGTGTATCTACAATCTTCTTGTTGCTTAGGTCAAGTCCGGTAATGTCTTTGATGGCCGGAAGGTCATAACCAATAATGTTATGACCGATTAGTTTATCTGCAGCTCGTAAGAGACCATAGCCTTTTTCGAGTTGAGTGTTGTCAAACTTAAACACTTCCATCGTGTCTACATCTTGAGCAACAATGCAGAATATCTTAGTGGGGTCAAGACCGTCTGCCTCAATGTCAAACACTAGGTTACTCATAGCTCGTCTCCGTCAAAGGCATCATAGTTATCACCGTCATTAACTTCTTCTAGTCTTCCAGTGTCGGCATCATATAGAAGGCTGCAGGCTACGCCAACATCTCCAGTATACCTAGACTTAAGCACTCGAACCTTGGTAGTGGATGCCTCTATCTCGTCGTCTGATTGTTGGTTGCGCTCTAAAGATATAACACAATCTGACAACTGGGCGATACTCTGAGAGCCTCGAAGATGTGATAGTCCTGTTTCGATACCATTCTCATGTCCACGATTGCCGTCAACTCTACGAAGGTGTGAGACTAGAATCATACCTGCACCTGTCTCTTCAACTAGAGAGCGAAGCCTATGCATGATACCGTCAATAGCTTTTCTCTCGTCACCCTCCAAGGCTTGAAGCACTAGCATGTGAAGGTGGTCAACAACAACCCACTTACAGTCTAAGCCTACAATCAAGTAGCGCAGCTTGCTGAATATATCTTCTAGGTTGTTGACACCAAGGTGAGCATGAATCCAAACACGACCCTCGTTTTCTCCCATGAAAACCTTGCGGTAGTATTGTTCGAGCCTGTCGTCTCCGACCTTGTTCTTAACGCTGTCTAGGTGAAGCTTAGCGTTGGCTTCAACAGCCATGATACCTTCGGCAGTACGGCTCCAGTTCTCTTCAAGAGCTACAATACCTACGTTATCTTTAGTGTGGTTGATGAGCCAGTGTTCTAGTTCTCTGGTCACAGAAGATTTACCAAGGCCAGTACCGCCAGTCAGTGTTATTAACTCTCCGGCCCTCATGCCCTCTAGCTTAGTGTTTAAGCCCTTCCAAGGATATGGGATTGACGGAAGCTTTTCTGTACGTAAACGCTTGTATTCGTCTAACTGGTTGGATAGATTCATAATCCCAGAGGGGGTGTAGACTTTTGCATCCCAAAAACAATTAACAAACGTGGAATGCTTGCGCTCTTTGAGCATATCGTTAGGGTCTTTGAACCCTTCGGGCAATGTCATTATCTTAGCTTTGTTTGGCGTGAGCAGCTTGGCGATTGCCTTAGCCCCTTCCTTGCCAACAGGGTCTGAGTCAAGACATATTACAACTGTGTCGAAAGACTCTAAAAACTCTAAGCTATTCTTGACATCACGAGCGCCTCCTTGCGCTCCCGATTTGATTGATACTACAGGCCACTTACTTCCGAGCAGTTCGTATGCCGCCATAGCGTCACACTCTCCTTCTACTAATGTAATAAACTTACCGCCTGCTTTGAACAACTGTTCTCCAAACAGCCCTGTTTCTTTTGAGTTACCTTTCCAAGCAAACTGCTTGTTAAGCTTTCTAACTTTTGTAGCTACTTCCTCGCCTTTGTTGAAGTAAGGATAGTGGTGGCTCGTCACCTTTCCGTTAAGTGTAGTAGATTTAACGCCATACTTTTTGGCTGTATCAATGCTAATACCTCTATCGGTTAAGGCGTTGTAGCTGTTTCCGCTACCTGTTCCATTGGGTTGATACCTTGTAAAGTCCGTTACGGTATCTTGTTGTTGCACTTCCGGTGTGCTGTAGTCTTTAAAAAAAGTATTGCAGCTAAAGCAATACGCAGACCCATCAGCGTTCTGGCTTACTGGGTCACTGCCCCCACAAGAATTGCAGGGCAGATGAAATTTAACAAACGACATTTTGTCACCTCGTTATTAGCCTTCGATTGCAACTTCCATATCCTCTTCTTCGGTGATAGCTTCATCCGTAAGCTTATCTTCAAATAAAACTTTAATGTGTTGAGCGCCAGCTTGGAACAACTGAACCTCATCGCTTGCTCCTCTTACTTTTATCATTGCCTGTTGAAGAAGCCCGAATAATCCTTGGGCTTCTTCGTCAAGCAAGCTGACATCATAAGAGATACCGTCTCGCCTATATGTTTTCATTTAGATAGCTTCCTCCATTTCGTCTTCTACATCGAACTCGGAACCGTCAACGGAACCGACAGATACTAAATCTAAAACCTGCATAGCTTGAAAGTCTAGACCTTTGAAAGTCTTTCCTTTGTATACAGATTCCCACTCCTTGTACTGAACCTTAACTGAAGAGCCGTTACCTACACGCTCGTCGATTGGATTCTTCTGAGCATCTACAAGCTTAGGCGCTTGGCGAATCATCCCGTTAGGGCCGTGAACTTTACGCTTAAGCACTATTGCAGGGCCTTCGTCCATGTCCTTCACTGTGAAACCTTCGGAGCGAAAGTTCTGTGCAGTGTCTTCATCGACCACTAAGTTTACTGTGTACACTGGGTCATAAGTGGTGTTGGGGGTTGTTACGCTTGCCCAGTAAGCTGTTCCTGATAATATTGGCATAGTATTTATCCTATTGGTTGGTGTTAAAATGAAGTGGCATTATACCACAAGTTGTTGTAAAAGTAAAGTTTTTATTATGCTGCTTTTGAAAAGTGTTGCTGAACAAGTGCTTGTCTAGTGTTCTGTGTTGAAGCTATATTGATTACAGCATCCTTACGCTGTGCTGTTGCATGAGTAGACCAGTCAGTCATGGCATTAAACAAAGCCCAACGATTAGAACCTAAGCGTGTCTTGTACTTGTGCCAAGCACTGAAGATATATTCAAGTGATGGGTTAGACCTCGGCATAAGGCGGATTATTTCTTCACCTGTTTTCCAGTAAGTATCGTCAATAATCTTTTGGGCTGAGTCAGCTTTTAAAGCCTGTACAATACTTAAGAAAGCATCAAAGTCTGTTAGTTTTTCATTGCTCCACTTACCCCACAAGTCACGTTGATTCTCGAAAACATCTAGAGCTTTAGTTACAACGCTTGCACCTACCTCAATGTTTAAGTTGCGAGTATGTTTAGCTTTAAAGACTGCAACCTCACCGCCGATAAAAACTTGTAGGTTTGTACAAGCACATTGTATAGCTGCAGCACTAATCATAAACGGCCAAGTCCCGTCAAAGCTTGACACTGCAAGCAGACCAAGGGATGCAGTGTCACCATCTGGAGTATTATAAGTATGAGCAGGTAACTTGTATTGCACAAAAGTTCTTGAGCCATCGTGAGAAGTTCTGATAATCTCTTCGATGCCATCAACGCTAAGCCCTGAACGCTCAATAATATTGCGGGTAACATCTATCATCTTCTTGGGAGCCACTGGCTTATAGCCATGACCATGAACTCCTAACTCTTCACCAGTATCGGTGCGGTAGATTACAGATTTGGTACTATACATACGCTCTGTTATTTCATCGCACTCGTCTGTTCTAGCCTCATAAACTAATGGTGCTGTAGCTATATCAAAATCTGCTGAGCCGTAGCCACCCTCTCGGATGGCTTGAAGTGCTGAGTTGTTTGGGAACATTTGCATGATAGTCATTATGATTGTACTCCTTCAACGCCATTAATATCTTTGATGTTCTTGAAGCTAATGCTTCGAGACTGTTTGTGTTGAACATAAAAAGCCCACTTGTAGCAATGAAAGATATTGAAGCACTCTCCTTTGCTAACCTCGAAGCGGTTCTTGCTTGTTCGTTTTCTTACAATGAAAGACTTTCCAAATACTGTACCGTTTTTCTTGCCGCTAAAAGCTAATGAGTGTGTTGATTTTGCGATTAAGTTGAATAAAGTTTCCATAATTTTATTACCTTTTTTGTTTAAATTTACTTGACAGTCGTCGTTGTTTGTGGTATAATAACTTAATGTCTTATAAGTTAGTTCGTAAGAACTTACTAACTTATAAGTCATTTAGTTATCCTTTTTGTTTTATTTAATTCCATCTTAACTTTTCCTGAAATTCTGCTTCACTTAAGTAACCTTTTAAAATATTTAGGTCAACAAACGATAGCATTTCAAACAGTGGTTCAAGCTCCCCTTCGTATATATCCACCTGTATTTGAGATATTACTTGAGTTATTATAGACTCTAAAACCATTAAGTCTTCAGGGCTTTTATTTAACATAGCCTGCACCTATTTCTTTTGTTCTATCAATGAAGTTTTCAAATGCTTTCCTGTGTATTTTTTTATACTTGGAGCCTCCTTCCTTGATAACCTTTTTCATGTAGTGATAATTCTTTAAGCCCTTCATAGCTTTATTTAAGTCTGACTCCATCGTGAAAGTCCAGAGATGTTCTGAGCAGATGACAGTAAACTCTTCTTCAGTTGGTAACTCCATAGCTATGCTCCTTGTACATATGGTTTAATGTATTGTCCTATAGTTAAGTCAGAAGAAGTTATATGCTCTATAACTGCCTCCCATTCCTGCGGATAAAAGCGTTTTTTTTCACCGCAAACTAAATCTAAAACAGCGTTCTCTAGTTCGGTATCGTTGCGCTCAAAAATGTACCGAACTTTGAGATGTGCCTTAGAGTTTAAATTAAAAGGGGCGTTAGATAGTTTCATCACTTCACCTCCGTCAGTTTATATTCTTTGCCTTCAATAGTGACAATCTTACCACAACAAGTATTATTTCTTTTCTCCATCTCTGCTTTACGGTCGGCTTCGGTGGAGTAGTTACCGTTTAGATACCAATCCTTCCCAGAATCAACATACGCAACAGTTGGGCCATCTTCTCTGTGCAGTTTACCCTTTAGATACCAAGACTTATTCCCATTAGCATACTCCATAGCAGGGCCGTCCTCTCTGTGTAATTCGTCGTTTAGATACCACCACTTATCCCCATTAGCCCACTCAATAGCAGGGCCATCTTCTCTGTGCAGTTTACCATCTAGATACCACCGCTTATCCCCACTAGCATACTCCATAGCAGGGCCATCTTCTCTGTGTAATTCGTCGTTTAGATACCACCGCCACTCTTTAGTCCCATCCTTATAAACCCGCACCTTGTAATCAATATAATCACTCATAACTCTCTCCTTTTCTTTCGTCTTCATATTCTTCGGCTCCCAAACAATGCTAGTGGGTTCTTTGTCGGGTATTAGTTCTTCAAAACGCTGGACTAACATAAATATTAAATCTGCATACTTCTCAGACCGCCCTAAGTCTAATTGCTTTGCCAACTCCATCGCATGTTTGATTAAATTTTTATCGTTCATCACTCTCTCCTGTTTTTGGTGGCTCTGGTAAAGGCATCCAGTGAGTAAACTGCCTACCCTTTCCGTCAATAAGAGCTTCTGGCCTTTTGTATTTAGCTGAGTAACCATATAAAAAACCACTTGCAATTCCCGCTGTTTTTGTTGCGAAAATATAATGGCCCTCTGGTGGTAATCCATCATTAATACTTATCCACTTCATCATTCTCTCCTGTTAGTTATCGCACCAATGCATAATAAATGACATAAAACCA